AAGCAATAGGTTTATCGATAACAGTACAAACAACTTTACAGCGTCAGTCAATGGTGTAACTGTCCAACGCTTCAACCCATTTGGTACTTATAACGCCTACTCCACAAGCGTGATTGGTGGGTCAGGGTACTTTGATGGTAGTGGGGACTACCTTGATACACCAACTAGTTCTGCGTTTGCATTTGGTACAGGAGACTTCACATCTGAACTTTGGGTGTACTTGTCTCGTTCTAATGGAACAATTATTTACGAGCCTCGGTCATCTGGTCAAGAAAACAATCCTTGCATTGCTTATGGTGTTGTTACTGCCAATAAATTTGAAGTTATTACAAACTCTGTACAAATAACATCGTCTTCATCTTTTGCAATTTCACAATGGCATCATGTTGCGATTGTTCGTAGTGGAACGACTTTAACTCTTTGGGTAAATGGAACAAGTCAAGGCACATCAACCTTATCAACAAATTTGACAAATAACGACAGAATAAGAATAGGAGATTACCTTACTGCTGGTTCATATCCTTTTCAAGGTTATGTCAGCAACTTGCGTGTAGTTAAAGGTACTGCGGTTTACACATCTGCGTTTACACCAAGTACAACACCTTTGACTGCAATTAGCGGTACATCTTTGCTAACTAGCATGACCAATGGCGCAATCTTTGACAACGCCATGATGAACGACTTAGAAACTGTGGGTAACGCACAGATTTCTACAAGTGTTAAGAAGTATGGAACAGGGTCTTTATCGTTTGATGGTACAGGGGATTATTTAAGAGGCGCAAATATTCCAAACCTTGCATTTGGAACGGGCGACTTTACTGTTGAATGTTGGGCATATTGGACTGCCACTGTAGCAGATGGTGGTTTTCTTGGTAGCGTAGGCACTGCTGGTTTTGACTTTTCCTATTTAGAAGGAACATTAAGAATTGGTCGAGTAGACACAGCATGGGATAGCACATTCTCATCATTTACACCAACTGCGGGTGTTTGGTATCACATTGCATATACTCGCAGTAGTGGTACAGCAAGAGCATTTGTAAACGGCACTCAAGTAGGGTCAAACTCTACTAATAACAATTCATATTCCCCGATAGGCGGTGTAATTATTGGCTCAGGAAATGTTGGCGATAGAAATTTTAAGGGCTACATAGATGACCTCCGCATCACCAAAGGCTATGCCCGATACACAGCAAACTTCACAGCACCAACTGCTGCTTTCTCAGATACAGGCCCATATTAAGGAACATCATGCAAATTGCAATCTTAACTAGCCCCATTACAGTAGGCGATTATCGTGAACTGTTTAGCAATACATCATTTTCCTCTAGTGGCCCAAGTGATGAATTCTTGACTGCCAACAATGCCAAGAAGGTTAATGCCTTTAAAGCCCATGACAGTCTGACTCAGAAGTTGGTTTCATGCTCTGCCTATGACGATGGTGAATTTGTTTCTGTTGTCCAAGTGGAAAGCCTAAGTGCTGAAGAAATCCAAGCAGCCAAGGATTCTGCAATGGCACAACTGAGAGCCACACGCAATGCTTTGTTGCTTGCTTGTGATTGGACTCAGATTGCTGATTGCACCATTCCTAAGAAGGCTGAGTGGGCAACATATCGTCAAACACTAAGAGACTTTCCATCGACTGTTTCTGATGCAAGATCGACTATCACTTGGCCTCATAATCCTGATTGGGTTGAGCCAATTGGAATAGCGTAATAAGGAGCAATCATGGCTATAACTAACGAACAAATCTTAGAGTTTCTAAAAACACCTAATCTGACAGATGCTCAGATAGCTACTGCAATGCAGCAAAATGGAGTAACTCCTGCTCAGTTGGCTCAAGCTACTGGCGCACCTGCACAAGAAGTTGCTGTTCGATTCGCCCAAGCGGTTGCCCCAACTGTTACAGACTATCAAGGTCAAGAATACGATAGCGCAACTCTTATTAAGTTGTCTCAACAGATTACTGCGGCTATTGATCCTAAAAATGTTAAGGGCGGTGTTTTTTCAACTTCTGGAGAGAGTGTCGGCTTTAACTATGATGAAGCGTCCAAAATCTTAGGAAAACCTGCAACATCGACAGAGCAAGTTGTTTTGGACATGAGTCGCCATCTTATGAAAGAAGGCTATACCGATCTTAATGACGCAAACGCAACTGAAACAAATAGACGTTTTGGTTCTACCTTTACGGGTGGCGGTGGCACTATTTATGAACTTAAAAAGAATGCTGATGGAACTCCTGTTATTTCTACATGGAGTAAAGACACAAGCAATAAAAAAGAAATTCTTGGTGGCTTGGCATTAGCGGCACTTGCATTTGGCATACCTGGTGTTTCAGAAGGATTGTTAAGTAGCGCACCTGCTGGTGCAACATTGGGTACTACTGCTATAACAGCCGCAGAAGCCGCAGGATTGGGTCTAACGGCAGCAGAAGCGTCAGCATTAGGTTTATCGGCAACAGAGTTTGCGGCAGCTAGTGTAGGTGGTGGTTTGCTAACAACAGCTGAACTTGCTCAATTAGACTTAGCTACTGGTGGTTCAGGTGGTACTTTGGGTGCTGAAACTCTTGGTAAATCAATAGTTACGGGAGCGCCAATAGCTACCGATTTAGCATTAACAGGTGGTAGCGGTCTTCTGACGGGTGCGGCAGGTGGAATTACTGCTGAATCTGTAGCTGCTAAATTAGCGGCAGATGCGGCACTTTTCCCAACAACTGTTATTCCTCCTACAATTCCTACTGGCGGTGTTCCTCCTGTTGTTCCTCCTACTACAGTTCCTCCTACAGGTGTACCGCCTGTTATTCCACCTACAGGCATTCCTCCTGTAATCCCTCCAATTGTAAAATCATTGATTCCAACGGCTGTTTCGGGTCTTTTGACTCCTACAAATGTAGGAAATTTGGTTACTTCTGGAGCGACTACTGCGGCAGGTCTTCTGCAACAACAAACTTCTAAAGAAGCGGCTCAAAGAGCGCAAGCAATGATTGATGCTGAGACTGCGGCTGCTAAACAGGCGGCTCAGTTTAGACCTATTGGCATGACTACTCGTTTTGGTACTTCACAGTTCCAAGTCGATCCAGTAACGGGACAACTCACAAGCGCAGGATATACACTAAGTCCTGAAGCTAAAGCCCAACAAGATAGGTTCATGGCTTTGTCGCAACAAGGATTGACTCAGGCAGAAGCGGCACAGCAACAGTTTGCTCCTCTTCAAACAGGCGCTCAAAGGTTGTTTGGTCTTGGTAATCAATACTTGGCTCAAACTCCGCAAGATGTTGCTCAAAACTATCTCAATCAGCAGATGGCTTTGTTGCAACCTGGTCGTGAGACTGAACTTGCTACATTGCAAAACAGACTACAACAACAAGGCCGTGGCGGTCTGTCTGTTGCCCAAGGTGGCACTATGGGGGCTACAACTCCTGAACTACAGGCTCTGTACAACGCTAGAGCGCAACAAGAAGCTGTACTGGCGGCTAATGCTCAACAAGCGGGTCAGCGAGATGTTTTGTTTGGCGCTGGATTGCTTGGTCAAGGCTCTACCGCTATGGGTAACTACTATGCGGGTCAACAAGGCGCTTATGCACCTTACACAACCGCAATGGGACAAGTTACAGCACTTGAGGCTTTGGGACAACAACCATATACCATGAGTAATGCTCTTGCTCAACAGACATCAGCCGCTGGCGCAAGAGTTGGTCAATTGGGTCTAGATGGTGCTAGATTAAGTACCGCTTTGGCAACAGGTGCTGCCGCTACTACTAATCCTTATTCAACAGTTTTGGGTGGCGTAGGCTCTACTGATGCCTTTGGTAGGGCGATTGGTGGATTGTTTGGTAGTGTTCCATCAACAACGGCTATGAGCGCACCAGCGACAACATTTGGTACTGGCAACTATTATGGCAACCAAGACCTCGGTTTATTCTTGTAAGGAATCATCATGGCAGAAAATATTGTAGCGGGTCTATTTGGTTTAAACCCACAAATGTATGGTGAACAGCAACGTAGAAGTGCTTTGCAAGAAGGTATTACCCTTGCTCAACTAGACCCTGCGGCTCGTGGTGCGGCAATGACCTATGCTGGTGCTAGAGGGCTTGGTAATGCTATTGGTGGTGCTTTTGGAATAGAAGACCCACAACTTCAGCGCATTACGCAACGTCAGCAATTGCTTGGAATGATTGACCCAAGCAATCCGGACTCATATCTTCAAGCTGCTCAAATGGCATTGCAAAGCGGTGATGCAGAAGCTGCCCTTGCTTTGCGTGAGCAAGGTATGCAAGCCAAAATGCAAGCCATGAAGAATGAGGATTATCTGACTCAACGTGGCGCTCAAATGCAAGCCCGTGGTCTTGAAGGAATTGCTCAAAACTTAATAACTCAACTGAAAAACCCAGATGGTAGCGTCAATGAAGAGGTGAAGAAAAGACTGTTGTCATTCCCACAAGGACAGGCTGCAATCTCTCAGTTGGCTAAAGTTATTCCTGATCTCCGCAGGATCGGTGCAATGGGTGCTCCTGAAGACAATCCATTTAAAGTGTTTATTGATGATGCAACTATTCCAAAGACTGTTCAAACACTTGCAAAACAGTATTCAACTAGTCTTGAAAAGGGCATTCTTGATCCTGAAAAGGTTGATGTAAAAGCTAAAGAGTTGGCTGAAATGACTCAGAGAATTAGCCAGTTTGAACAAAACCAAGCGCAGATTAAAAACAATCAAGACACACTTGCTTCATTAAGGTCTCAGGGTCTTGAGAACTCTCGTCAAAGTCTTTTGATTCAACAAGGCAATCAAGCATTGCAAGCGCAGAACATTGCGTTCCAACAGGATATGAAAAGAGCAGAAGCAGAGCGTAAAGCAGAAACTGCTAGAACTAAGCCATTGCCAAGTTATCTTGCAAAAGATGAGGAAGCAGATTATGGAACTGCAACTGC